TTATGTTGGGAATTGCCATTGTTCAATCTCCTGTTCAAGTGCGGTTAATTCTTCGGGGGTTTTAAATGTCAGTAAGCGGTCTTCAAATGCTTGACGTTGCCCGATAATGATGCCAATCACGACGGCAAACTGAGCGGATTTTTCAATCACTTTTTCTACCAATATTTCAAACGGCACACCACGATTTCGGGCAATTTGTGTGAGCATTGAGGTTTCTGTTGAATTATCCGCCTGCCACGCTAACGCTTCTTTCTCTTGGCGGTAAAAACTTTCAATTTCCATTTGTGGATAGCCTGCCAGCAATCCATTTTTAGGTAGATTTTTTGGCGTTTGTAGGTTAAATCGCCGTTAGCGTGCATACGAAGTGTGCCAATCTCTTGGTTGCTTAATTTATATTCGAACCAACAATCGCCATTGTTTGCCCCGATATTTAAATAGTCTCCGCGTGAAGCATAATGCGGGCTGTCTGAAATACGGATATTTCTTTTTGCCACAATACGATTTTCAAAGGTTTTCTCGCCATTAATGCTTTCGTTACCATTTAAACCAACCTTTCCATCCGCGGTAGTTTTGGCTTCTACTGCTTTGTCATAGGCGGTTTTCACGGCTTTTGATGTTGCAGCTTCGGTTTCGCTGTCGCTGTTAGTGGCTGAGCTTAGTTGCACGATCCCATATTGTTGTAACGTTGCCCGTGCAATTTCATTTAAGGCAAATTCCCCATCCACGCAATAAGTCAGGGAAATTATCAACTTCGCCTCGTTTTGCAGATGATGCAAAAATGCTTTCATCTGGCGTATTTACTAATGCCATATTAAACCGCCAAATAGATTCAAAGAGCGGTTTGAATTTTGTCGGAAATTGAATATTAAGCTGGCTCATCGCTAAATGTCACATTAATCACAGTAGGTAATGGCTTGCCATCGGTTGTTACATCAACTTTATTGGTAAACATCCCTAAATGCTTCCCAAGCAATTCAAGGGCTTTATTTGCACCTGTCGGTTCAAAAACGAAACATTCGGTATTAACGCTTTGTGCCGTTCCTTCTTGAGCATTTTTTACCACAGTGGTAATAGTAAGTGGCTTTCTTCCCATACAAATATCACGATACTCTTGCAAGTCCGCAATGATATTATCTAGGGTAAGATTATGGCGTTGTCGATGCTCTTGTTGAAGCACATCAATCCTTGATCTAATCTTGATCTTATCTAATTCTTTTTTAGCCAATCGGTTTATACTTTCGGACTTCATATCTTGGCAATCATAACTCTGCCGATATGCTTCACTGGCATTCCCCAGCTCAATATAAAGCTGGCAAAATTTTTCTTGTTTAGGTGTTAATCCACGACCAGACGTGGATTTTCCTTTCACGTCTGACATAGGAAATCCTTAAAATACTTGAATAAAACTTATAAGCCCTATTTGCCGCCTTTTGCTTGATTAATCCACTTATTGAGATTATCTACTTGGCTTGCGCATTTATCTCGCTCTGCGGTTACCTTAACAAGCTGTATGACGACATCGCCGTATGTTTCCCCAGTAAATGCTGTTTTGACACAAGGTGCAGTATAGGCTTGAGGTGGGTAAATATATTCTGCGTTAGTCGTGATTTTATTCGTGCAAGCGGTCAAGAACAGACCGAGGCAAACGAGTGTGAGCGCAAGGTTGAGTCTTAATGATTGTTTTAACTGATTCAGCATTTTCTGTTGCTATCCTTTCTATCTCATTATTACGCTCTTGTTGCTCAAATAACGCTCTTGTTGTAACGCAAGACTTAATGATTTGTTAGCATTTTCTTGTTGTTGGATGGCTTGGGCTTGTTGCTTTGTCGTTATTTCCAACTCATCTATAACGCCAGACTGGTAACGCAATGCACCAATCAAAACCACTACAACAGCCCCTAACGCTATGTAAATGTACTTAGTCATTATCCGTTACCATTAATGCTCGATAGAGCTTACAACGCTCATCAATGCCATTTAGTCCACCATTAATTCTTCGCGTGACTTTTTCGACAGAATTAAGCTCAGCCTACTCATAGCACTTCCAATACCACACAGCAGTTTTAACAGATAAATCTAAATTCCCTGCTACATCTTCTGGCTCAATATCTCTACCTAACCATTTTCTAAACGCGCCATAATTATCCTTACCTGTAATCTGAATCAGTCCACGACCACGATACTTCCAACCATCTCCACTTTTCTCATCGCCATTACCCAAACGATTAGCATAAACACGATTGGCAATAAGTTCAGGTTTGTGCTCATATTTCTTCGCTGTAAGAGGGTCTGGGAAATATTTACGGAAAGTTTTAGAAAGCCCAAGCCAAGAATAATTTAAATTTTCTTTAAATCTTGTAAATCCGCCACTTTCATGTCCACATTGAGCTAAAAACATCGCTTGCTGCATCTTATTCACACAACCTGCTTTTTCTATCTGCGCCGAAATAGCTTGATAAACACCTTTAACTGCGTGTGGAAAAATTTTATTAAATGTCACTTCGGAAATCATCATTGTCATCTTTTTCAATTCTCCGATTAATGAATTTAAATAAAAACTCGCGAATTTTTTCAGTACCAACAAAACCAATCATCGTACCGAGAAATGAAGAATATTCTGTATGCTCAAATAAATGTGTACAAATTGGCACCGCAACACCTGCAATAGAGGCACACATAGCCGCATCAATTAAAACATAACGAATAGCTGGCTTTTTACGCATAAACCCAAATCTTAAAAGAGAAATAAATAACGCCCAAAAAGCACTCTGTGCTGAGCTAGAACTAAGATTTGTTTGCAACCAAGACCATATTAACGCCCATACATCAGGCTCTTTAATTGGCATATATTTTCTCCCGCCTGTTCTTTAGGCAATAAAAAAGCCCCGACCGTTTCCGATCAGGGCTGTAAAATTCTTTTGTGCGTTTGCTATGCACTAAAACCGCAATATAGTACATATAATACACTTTTAGTGTGCACTGTCAAGCGGTTTATGAAGTGCGGTAATTAGTGATGACGTGTCGCAAATATACCCATCGCAATCTTGGTTTAAATTGAGTTCGTATGCTGCCCATAACAACGCCACCGCAAAGAGAATTCTGAACATAATGTATCCTTTTTCGTGAATTTGAGGTGTAAAAATCCGCCACACGGTAAAGTGCGGTCGGATTTTGTGGTGTTTTATTGGGCGATGAGGTTTTTCGCTCTTTCCCAATTCATTTGATTAGACGCTTTAAATGGCGTAATCAATTTTTGAATAGTTGGGAGCGTGTTTTTGTATTGTCGGCGATATTCTTGATGATGGCTGATTACCATTCCTGTGAAATAAGAGCCGATAGTTTCTAGCGGTTTGATCATATCGCCAAGTAAGGTGTTCATTTGCTTGTGTCCACACCAAAGCCAGACGAGTTGTTCGAGTTCGTACTCAGTAAATTCAAAAGTAAATTTCTCTGGTTCTGGCAGTGCAAGCTGTTGTGGTTGAAGTTGATATTTCCCTGTCTTTCTAATAGCTGGTAATACTTCTGACGTAACCCATTTTCTAAAACGGTGTGGAATAGATCCTTTTTTCACTGCATCACGGCAACGTAAGATCAAAGTGTACATTCCGCTTTCGCTGATGATATTCACTTCTTGTTGTCCGCTAGGGGTGTAAATTAAACTTACACCCTTTTCATCTTCATCTAACGCAATTAAAGACATACGAGAGTTTGTTAGACCGATTGCGTCACAAACGTCCTTTGCAACGAACCAAGGTTCATTGTTTATAGCTAAAGTGCGGATAGAATTTGATTCAAAATTGAATGTAGAGAGTTGGGCTTGAATTGTCATAACTGATACCTTTTCGAATTTTATGGCGGATAGGTGGTTCGAAAACCGCTCAGTTAAACGGCGTATGGTATTGAATATTCCCATACCCACCTATCCATTGGTAAAAATTAGACATAAAAAAATCACATTAACGCAGTGAAGTGCGAACTGATAATACAAGGAATTGGGTTTCGACTCCCTAGACCTTAGGTTTGAGTTTAATAAAAACCCTATCCGCTGTCAATACAAATTAGGGCGCCGGGTGGTTCGAAAGCCGACCAAAAGAAACGGCTGGGATTATTCCCCTTTCGGGTGTTGTATTCTCCGCCCGCCCGACATAGATGAAATTGGATTTATGCGTGTTAAGTCTTAATGGCAATAAAACTAAACGAGATCACAAATTTTGCGCATAAAAAAAACCGCTATGCTATCGGGTGCGGACTTCCGCTTTTGGTTTAAGGTTTCGACACCTTGAATAAAATACTAGAGGAAAATTTGGAGAATGTAAAGCATGAAAATTACATTTTATTGTGAACCATACTTGACACCTTGAGGAAATTATCTAAAATAATGTCAAAGCAATCGATAAGGATTAACAATGACAATCCAAATCAAAACCACTCTGACATTTGATTCTTGGTTAAGCAAACTAAAAAACTTGCGTGCCAAAGCGAAAATAAACGCACGAATTAAACGCTTACAGTTCGGCAACTTTGGTGATATCAAAAGTGTGAATGATGGGATTTTTGAATTACGGATTGATGAAGGTCAAGGTTATCGAATTTATCTTAAAAACCAGAATGGCGTATTAGTGATTTTACTTTGTGGCGGAGATAAATCCACACAAGAGAAAGATATTAAACAAGCAAAACTTCTCGCACAGGAGCTAGGATTATGACTGAACAATTAAAAGACTTTGATGTGGCAGAACACCTCACTTCTGAAGAAGAAATTCAACTTTACCTTAATGAAATTCTACAAGAAGATAATATTGAACTTATTTTATCCGCCCTTGGCGACATAGCCCGTGCGCGTAACATGAGCCAAATCGCACGTGATGCAGGGATAAGCCGAGAAGGTCTTTATAAAGCCTTATCTGGCACGGGCAATCCTACTTTTGCTACTGTAATGAAAGTAATGAAAGCCTTAAATTTACAATTCCAAGTGCAACAATCTCGATTCGCCTAAAAGAAATGCGGTCAAAATAGACCGCACTTTTCAGGCAATAAATAAACATTGCTTGCCTTCTGTTGATAATAGCAATAAAAGTGATGTTTTTACCATTTTCAATCGATTGAAATATTCACGCCGTGAAATATGTAAATATCGCCAAATTTCTTGTTTTTCCCATCTCTTGATATAAGTCAGAACGAATACATCATAAAGTTCTGGTGTGACTTTTCTAATTACACCAAGGTAGCCATCAATTTCCATGCCTAATTCATCGCTTATAGGACGCATACGATATTTTTCAGCATAACGTGCATCACATTTCATTTCTGCAAACCCTGCAGCTACACGTGGAAATTCAGTCTCATAACGAGGTGTAGCCCAATAACCAAATTCAACTGAAATCACATCAATATTCACGTAAGCTCCTTAATTTTTGCCTTGTAATGCTTAATCATCGCCTCGCAATCTTCAATGGTGTATTTCTTCGGTTCGTGGTCTTGCCGTTCTAACCAAGCTACCTTATCCGCACCGATTTTATTGACGAGATTGATTCTGTACTCAATAATATTTCCGCTCTTGTGGTCATTACAGGGGGCGCATTGTTTGTGTACGTTTAGCTCACAAAATCTTAATTCAGGGCAAGCCCCCACACTCCGATAATGCCCTGCATGGTATTGCCCTTGATGATACCGACCGCAACTGATACAAGGTTCATTTTTATCTCGCAGGCGGATAAATTTATTAAAGACTGATTGCGCCTCTTTCAGCCATTCTGAACGACTTTTTAATTTAGCCTTACGTTCCCTTTGTTTTTTCTTTTCTGCTCGTTCTTGCGTTTTTTGCGCATTATCTCGAGCTAATTTAATCGCACATTCAGGCGAACAAACCTTTTGTGTTGAGCTAAAGGTTTTTACAAACGCTTTGCCGCAGACTTTGCATTGATACTCTTTCGCCATTAGCCAAACACCATATTAAACATTACCCAAACTGCCGCAATCAAAAGTACAATTTTTAACTCCAAAATTTCGTCATCGTTTAAGCGTTTCATTTAAATCCCCATCTATCGTTAAATCTCACGCCATTTTGCACGCCCCAACTGGTCACATACTCGATAAGGCTCGCCATTCTGCTCACGCTCATTTGAGCCGAACTTTCACGGATATTCACAAATCCCCCCTCAAGACCTGGCACAACATCTGCTTTTTGATTAGTGGCGATTGCGTGACCCGAAATAAACAGTACCTTCCATTGCTCCATTGTAAGCTTACGCCCCATAAATTCAGCCTGATTTGCAACATCTTGGCACATAGCGTGAAACTTGGCGTTTTGCTCAAGGTTTCGTGTTATCGCTTGGATTTTGACTACCAACGGTTTTTTATCGTCCGTTGGCAGCTCTTTGATTAAATCCAAGCAATTATTTTTAATGCGTTGATCGCGTAAAAAGAAAGGTTTGTATTGGCTCATCACATCATTCCCAACGCTTAAATAACATCGCAATACTCATTCTTTGTACTCCACGCCTAAATCTTCCAACCCAAAATAACCGCAAGATTTTGTTCGATTTACTGCGCTGTATTTGCTTACCTGCGGAAACGGTATCGGCTCAATTAAGTGACCGTTACAGCGAAAACGATCGTCATCCCATTCGCTGCTCGATATAAAATAATCTGGCGTATAAAAATCCTCTAATTCCGCACCGCACTTTGGGCATTTATAGCTTGTCATTGCAATGCCCCTTTCATCATTGCCATCAAGCTATCTCGCGCCTTATCAGCCTTCGCTTTATCGTAAAAACTTGGCTTTTCAGGAATCATTTTCGGAATATCCTCAAAAGGAAAATTCGACCGCACTTTTTCTGCCGCTTTTGTGAGTAATTTCGGTATAGCTTTCAACGTGTCCTCTTCCGATTTTTTCTTGCACTTTTCGTACAGATTTTTAAGCAACCAAAATTCCACTTTTGAACGATATTGAAATTCATCCCGATTGAATCGGGCATAACCTAAGAAAGTGTTATAACGTTGGTATAATTCCGCTTCGTTCGGTAAACCCAGTGCGTGATAGTCATAGGCTTTGCACCAAAACACAAACAACCCTACGCTAGGTAAAAATTTATCAAGAGAGTTTTCTGCTTCATAAAGCCCGTTCTCCAACTGAGGTCTCGTAATTTTTTCTCGTACCAATACACGCAACCAAGTTTTTTTAGCAGAAAGATAATCCGCTTCGGTTTCAAAGGCTGCACGCCAACCAGGAAAAATCGATTTAAGCTCTTGAAAGAGCCAGTTAATCGTCTCTTCCGCACGCTGTGCACGTTCTGGCGGGAGCGTGTTAATTTGGTCTTGTGTTATGGAATTTTCCATTGCGTACCGTCCACTGTGAAATTCATTCCTGCAGACCAGCCTGTCTGCGTATCGTCAAATTTGGGTTTATTGGGGTGTGATTGCCCTAAGTGCGGTGAATTTGGTCGCAGTTTCTCATCACGCCAATCCCACGATGCGTTAAATCCCTGCCAGTTGCGTTCGATGCAAATCTCCACCACTTCACAAATCGAAATTCCTGCTTTGTCCGCTTGTTTTTGCAAACGGCTAAGTTGCGTTTCGCTAATTGCCCCTCGCTTAGTTTTACGATGCGCAATAAAATCTTTAGCAAGCTGTCCTGTTATGCCAAACCGCTCAAGCAAAATTTCGGATTCGCTTTTTTGCGTAGTTTTTTTAGGTTCATTGACTGGTTCTAAAGAGTGACTGGTTATGGGTGAAATATTTTCACTACCCCCTAGTGCAAAATTTTCACTACCTTGTTCAAGGTGTAAAAAGTATAAATTTGAGATGGAACCATCTTTATTTTTACGTTCTTTTTTGCTTACTAATCCCATTTTGATTAAACATTCAATGTGACTGATTGCACTACGTCGGGTCATCTCGCATTTATCGGCAATGTATTGATAACTAGGAAAACAAATTCCATCATCATTGGCATTGTCGGCAAGTTTTAAAAGCACAAGTTTTCTAGCAGGATTGCCAACCTTACAATTCATTGCTTGAACCATTAATCGCATACTCATAGCATCAACTCCGAAGCATAACGTGACGCGATAAATTCAATGCCTTTGCTTGTTACACGTGTCTGAGTGTAATTGTGACCGTGTTCGGCAGTACCTGTTTTAACCGTAAAAAGATCTTTGGTGTGTGCCGATTGATATGGCAAAAGCACGCCTGATTGACGATACAAATATTTATCTTCCACCAAGCGATTGACTAATGCGCGTTCAGGCATTTTTAAAATCTTCGCCGTCTCACGAAATGATTTACTCGTCCCTACTTCCACATAGTGATCAACAAAAGCGACTTTAGGCGCATTACGCTCTTTTTCTGCTTGTAACTGAGCGGCTAACATCAACGCCTTAGAAAAAGATTGCGGAATAAGTGCGGTTGGTTTTTGTTGGTTTTCCAACGCTTGCCAGCGATCAACAACAGCGGCGGTAAACTCAGGCGATAAGCGAGCGACAACAACAAACGTATCTCGCTTGTTTAACTCGTAGTAATCAAACCATTGATTTCTATACTCAAATTTTAGTGGCTCAATTTGAGCGACTAAATTTTGTTCAATCAAATCACGAATAACACGTAATACATTTTTGTGTTCTTTATGTGTAATCTCCGCAATTTCCCGACTACTCATTGTCAAAATACTTGCGTTTTCTTTCGTAATCGTTAATAATTGATTCGTCTGTATATTCCTTAATGAATTAGCCACGAAATTTCCTCGTGGCTTTTTTATTTACCCAAATACTTCTCACGTAACCGCTGATCAAAGCCTTGTGACGCAAGGAGTAACATTTCAAATTCACTTTTCTCAATCGCAATGTGCGTATCCGTATCAAAAACACCGAATTGACACGCGGCGATAAAGTTAAATGTCTGAGTAAACTCTTCATTACTAATAAAGCGACTCAGTGTGCTAGACGCGGTTTCCATACCTTCTGCCACCTCGTACTGCTTTTGCTTGTAATATTTTTCGATAACCTGATTCGAAAGCACTCTTGCGGATCGCGTTAATTCATTGCGTGCCATTGCGTATTCCTGTTGGTAAATTAGCTTTGAGACGGGAACACATCCTCAATACAAACTTTTGCCCCAAATGAGTTCAGAGTTTGAACAATCTTCTGAGCAACACTTAACGATGGAGAACGCAATCCAGTCTCATAATTAGCAATTCGTGGTTGACTCCATCCGATATGGTTGGCTAGTTGTCGCTGAATAATCCCAAGCTGTCCTCGAATCTGTGAAAGGTTATTCATTAATAAATTTCCTTTTGTGATTTTTTTCAATCCATTTAATCACACAATGGAATTTATATTAATCGCAATTTGTGAAATTATCTAAATATAACGTAACGTGTTATTATTTGAACTAAAAGAAGGAGAAATAAAATGGCTACACTTGGCGAAAGAATAAAAGCGTATCGAGAACAGTTAAAAATCAGTCAAAAGGAATTGGCTGAGAGATGTAATAATATTGATACCAAAAGTGAGAATGCGCGTTGGGGACAACCGAGAATTGCTAATTATGAAAAAGGCAATAGAACGCCTGACCTCGAAGATATATCTATCATAAGTAAAGCACTTAATATCCTGCCTGAGATTTTAGCCTTCGATTCAAACATAAGCGAGATCAAAGAGTCAAGTTGTCGTTATCCATTATTAAGCCCAATCCAAGCAGGACTATGGACTGATATTAGATCGCTCGAAGGATTTGACGGTTACGAGATGATCCCAAGCACTGCCATCGCCTCTGAAAATTCCTTTTATCTACGAATTGAAGGGAAATCTATGCTCCCCCGATTCAACGAGGGCGATCTGGTTTTAATCGATCCTGATATTGTGCCAACGCCAGGAAAATTCGTGGCAGCAATTAATGGCGACAACGAGGCGACATTTAAACAATACAAAGAGCTTGGCACGAAAACACCAGAAGGCATACCGCACTTTGAGCTTGTTCCGCTTAATCCTATGTTCCCAACATTAAGCTCGCTCAACCAAGAGATCCGCATTATTGGTGTGGCAAGAGAGCGTGTAGAAACGTTATAGAAACATGGCAAAGCACGTAGATACCATAGCTAAAAATTAAAATTTATTGGATATTTTTATTCAATTTATCGATTACAGTATCATTATTAAGGAATTACTGAAATGAGTATCTTAATCAAAGAAAATGAAAGATATATTGCTAATTGCGAATTTAGTCTGAGATCTAACTCAGATATTAATTTTCATTTCAATATAACTGAATTTGCGAAATTTATATTAAATAATTATTGGAAAGAAACTTATTTCCGTAATCATAATAAATCTTCATATAGAATATTGAGAGCTAAACTAATCAAAAGTCGCTACCTAGTGATGTATATGCAATATTCTAATGGAAATGCTGCAAATCCTGCATTTGCCAATCTAAAAAATGGAAAATCTAGAATAGTTAAGAAAGGTATAGATGAGGGGGTTGCTTGTTCTGCACATATTGTTATTGATATAACACCAACGGACATACCGAATACATTTAATGCAGTATTAGAAGATATGCAAGGATTGAATCGTGTGATGATTTGTAAGCTAATTAATTACATAGCAAGAAATTATAAAGTTCAAGACCCGAATGACAGTAAAAAATCACATAAACCGATAGTCAATCTAGAATTTTTTGCAAAAAATAATTTTGAAAAGCAGTTAATGGATGGACAGCTTGAAACTATTATTGCATATAAGGAAAATTCTATACAATCTTCTGAAATGGATAAAGATCACACCATACAATTTAAAGAAGTACATAAATTAGAATTTGCTAAACCTACTCTTTTAACAAACCCTATTTCATATATTGCAACTAGCGCTCGAATAGCGAAAGAAAAAGGATTTAGCACATTAAAAATCACTCATAAAGAACACAATAAAGAACAAAGTGGAAGATATGACTTGCCTGAAAATGAAATGAGTTATGATCAGTTATATGAAGATATTCGCCTACATCCATTCATAAGTAAACAATGTGTTCTCCTTGATAAACCGCGTGGAATATGCCATCATACTTGGGATAGTGATTTTATTAGATCTATGATAAATGCGCTCTAATTTGGTAAATTTAAAATGTTTGTATGTAGCAAATTATTCTCGCCTCTTAATTACTGGAGAATTTTCCATAAAGAAAAAATAATTTTCGATGTGGCATTGCCTTTTACTTGTGCATTTATCTTTTTACTATTAAATATGATCATCCCTCATAAGATCTCAATTATTGGAGATAAAGGTGTTATAAATATTATTAATGGTATATTACAGATATTAGCTGGTTTTTATATTGCTTCATTAGCTGCCATTGCCACTGCTTCTTTACCAAGACTGGATGAACCAATGAAGGGGGCTTCACCTAGATACTTAGGTGCCCCTAATAAAGGGATTACTCGTCGAATATTTTTAACCCATTTATTTGGGTACTTATCATTCATGAGTTTATTAATCTATTTCGTTGGCGGCATTGCAAAAATATCCATTTTAAACATACAACCTTTACTAGATAACATTCCTCCATTAAAGTTTGTTTTTAGTTTCATTTATCTATTCTTTGTATTCAACTTAGCATTTGTTACAGTTCTTGGTTTATTTTTCATGATTGAAGATAATATCAATAAAAAATAGCCTTCCCATTTAGGAAACCGCCTCACTGGCGGTTTTTTATTACCCAAATCTACCCTTGCTTAAATTCGCCAAATCTTGCTTATATCCCTTCAAAATCGTTTCCTCCTTGATAAATCTAGCCTCACTCCCCTTGCTTAATTAAGACTAAAACTTGCTTACGCCCACAAAAACACCTCAAAATCCACCGCACTTTTCTATTCTTGCTCATCTACTGGTTAAAAAATAAGCAATTAAACGCCATTTCAAAAAATTTATTTCTTTAGAAATCAACAATATAATCACGAATTGAAATGTTTTTAGATAAATAAATCACAATTTGCATTGATTATATTATTTCAAAGTGTGATAATAACCCCGTCAAAACGAGATACATATAACCAATATCTCAACGCTCTTTAAAAATTGTGATGAAAAAAAAGCCCCGATAAACAGGGCTAGGTTACTAAGATTCATAAATTGGTGTATTGCGATTAGTGTCCATAACAAGACCAATGCAATGTAGGCAGTTCTGTTTGGTTGTATAACCTTCACTAACGGCAATGATTTCGTGATTAGCGGCTTTTAGTCGCCAATACCACTGATTGTTTACACCTTTAAATATTTGAAAATACATATAGGCAACTCCTATGCAAGATGAAATGAAACGCTATGCGATTTCTTATAACTTTAAAGGTTCCAAATGGGCTGCAGAAATTTATGCTCACTCCTTTGAAGAAGCAAAAGAAAAAGTCAAAGCAATGTCCCAAGCAACCGTAGATGGCGTAATCCATCATTCTATTTATATTCCGGTTAAGGAAAAATCATGGCTTGCAAGGTTAATTGTTAGTATAGTCAAAAAATTCACTTAAGTAAGTGATAATCATCACAATTTTAGACAATTTGGATAAAAACACACTCGTGAAATGCCATTTGTGAAAATCGCCAGTTGCAGATTAAAAGCCCTGCACCAATGAGTGTGAGATATTGCGGTAATGACAAACGAAGCCAGTCGGTGGGAAAAGCTAAACGCAATATCACATTTCAAAACACATTTGCTAGTACAGAGACACAACGGCATGTGAAACCGTTGCGAATGATAGATGAAGTGTGTTTTGAAATGGCAGACATAAAACAAACGAGGTTAAAAATGGAAGAAAAAAAAGAAAAAAAAGAAAAAAGCCTATCTGATAAAGATAAAAATCTAATCAAACAGGCTGTATTAGAAAGTGCTGCTAAAAATACAAATTTAACACCAAGTGAATTAGCTGAGAGTGTATGTTCGGCAGTGATGTTTATTGATTCTTATGGGCGTTAAAAATATCTGAACTGGAAATGCTATCATCAATAGATTCTTGCAATCTTGATGATAATGTTGAAACAAATCTGGCAATATCTTCGGCCACATACTCATTAACTTCGCGCAAATATTGAGAAGAGTTTGTTTTTAAAATATCTCTTGCCATAACAAGAGCTATTTTATCTGCTGCTATTTTTTTCATGATGCTTCCTTATTTTTTGTGTTGTGGTTGAGGGAAATTATATTCCTTATGTGTTGTGGTGACAATAAGGGCTTGAGCCTTACAAGCATAAAGAAAGGCACCCTATTCTAGACAAAATCAGCTCAGACTGATTGCACTACTCCACTTTTCCACTTTACCGCTCGAAAGTGCGGTCTTTTTTAAATATTTGACACCGCTCCTGCTTCGAATTAGGATAGTACTACTTTCAACAGCCTCTTTTAGAGGTTTTTTTATACCCAAAGCGTGGAATATGACAGAATTATTTATTGAATCTGAATATCATTCAATTCCTCATCAATTTGCTGAATTTCGTGTAGCAAATGTTGATTATATTATTGATTTCTCATCGGATAATGATGTGATTGAAAGCCTCTTTTCTTTAGATGAACGCTTAGTGCCGCTATTAAAAAATCGTAAAACATACAGTGTCAAATTTGGCGTAAAAGAATACTACTAAAGCACCGATCCAAGTATCGATCTATACGCTCCACCAATCAATCATCAGCTAAAGAAAACCGATATTCAGCATTTAAAAGAACAACTTGAAACATTGCTCTATAAGCACTATTTAATTTACCAACCTGAATGTTATTTTTTCATCGCTGAACGCCCCTCATTGAGCCGAATGTATCAAAAAATGTGCGACAATCGCCATCCACTTATGATAGACTTTCAACCAATCGGGCAACTAGGCGAAAACTCTGATTGTTTTATTATCAAAACCCCAAACTATAAGGAGTAAGCAATGGCAGAAACTAAACCCAGTGCAAAAGAACTTAAACGTCAAGCTATGCTTGCTTCACGTTTAGCTTACCAAAAAGCAAAAAATCAATCATAAAAATCTGCCCCGAAAATTCGGGGCTTTTTATTTGACACCGCCATCACTTCGGATTAAGATGACCACACTTTCAACAGAAAGTCGGGAATGTCGCAGTTTCTGAATAACTTGGAGCGGTGGAAAGACAGACGCTCAATGCGTCTTTTTTTATCGCCACAAAACAGCTATTCTACCTTTTTCATAAATTTATGAAAAAGCCCAATGATGAACTGTTTAGGAGGATCGAAAGATCCGCCGTTTTGCTCTAAGTACGGTACTGCGAATCCTATTCAGTTCATCACCAACTATTCGCAGTGGTTCGTGATGAGTTTTAAAACTTACTTAAGAGAATCACAAAATGACAAACTCAAACTTAATTCCTGTTTTTAACGGCTTAATCAACCTGTTCAACTTTGCAACGCTCGTGAACTTCACGCATTCCTAGAAATACAAACTCGTTACAATGACTGGATCAAAAACCACATCAACGAATATGGCTTCATCCAAAATGAAGACTACCTCGTCATCACCGAACGCACCAACGGACGCCCACGCAAGGAATATCACATCACCCTCGATATGGGCAAAGAACTCAGAAATTAATTGCACCATTTAAAGCGTCTAATCAAATGAACTGGGAAAGAGCGAAAAACCTCATCGCCCAATAAAACATCACAAAATCCGACCGCACTTTTTTAAGCCTGCGGCGGATTCTCACACCTAAAATCCGACAAAAGGAACAGAAAATGAACAAATTAATCATTACGCTCGTGTGTACATTTGTAGTGTATATGGTGCACGCCCTAAACCTTAATCAAGACTTTGACGGCAAAATCTGTCACACCGAACAGACACAACAATATTAACAAACCACCGCTCTTATGGGCAGTTTTTTATTTGAGGAAATATGGAACCAATTAAACTTTCGCAGAAAGCCGAAGAAGAAATTGTGAATGCGGCAAAAATGGCGGCGTTATCTAATTTGACCGAAAAAAGCCAAAATTTAATTACGCTTGAGGATATCGCAATATATTTTGGGTGACACTATCAAACCGTTGCCAAGATTATTTCAAAACTGCCTAATTTCCCAAAACCCGTTACGGTCGATCAACAAAATTCTCGCCCACGCTATATCTCAGGCGAAGTTCTTCGTTGGGGGCGGATCAATGCTAAACGTATTAGCTAATCAAGTAATTCCGCCACCTCCGCCATATCAGGGGCATAATAGACATTTTGTAAAATCGAAATATCTTTATGCCCAGATATTTTGGCTAATGTCATCACATCTACTTTTTTAGATAGTCTAATCAATGCTTCACGCCGTGTGTCGTGAAAATGCAAATATTCTCGCTCGGCAAGTTTTTTGAGTTTTCGGAATGTTGCATCAAGCACATTAGACTTAATATCAAAACACAATTCCTCATCCCCTATCCGACTAACATCAGATATATATTTATCCGTAACTGGATGGCGCAAAAAGCGATTCAGCCGATTAAATTCGTGCTTTTCTCCACGCTTTGTTGGCGTAATTTCGTTCAAATACCGCTTAATAACATCAGAAAATAATGTATCAAGTTGCAATCCTTGCGCTTGCAATTCTATTTTCTTTTCCTCTTCCTCTTCCGCACCCCATTTCATGTTGCATTGGCGTAATCGATGCAT